AGCACCAGTACATCGCTATCAGCCGCCACGCGCTCATAACTGGCGAAAGTCCACGTCACTCCACCGTCTGAGGCTGAACCTGCGGTGTGGGTCGGTGCGGTGCTGCCGCTCGTCCCACCGGCTGTGGTCTGGTAGACGTTGCCGTTGCTGAAGCAGTAGGCCCCTGCCGCGTAGACGGTCGATGCTGCCCACTCGGTCGATGGCCTCAGCCAGTTTACCGATTGATACTCAAAAACGAGCTGGTGAACGGCTGCCGGTGTTGGCTCTACCAGAAACGGGTTTGAGGTAGCCCCTTTGACACGAAAGCCGAACCTCGGAAGCACCAAGGTGATACCGCTCTTTCGTTGCTGCCATTCCTGCGGGGAGAGAGGGCCGCGAAGGGACCAGCGGCTCGTGCGGTCCCAGTGGGTCTGAAAACACTCGAAATCAAAGTCCTCAGGGAGAGGATACCCTTGAACGTTGACCGATGTGTTAAAGAGGTACTCTTTATTTAGCACCGGCCAGACGTATTTCGAGCGAAGCTCTGACCCTTCAAGATTGAGGAGAGCTATCAGCAGTTGGATTTCCCGATCTGGGCTACCGTAGGCAGTCGCAGGTACGGGAAGCTTCAGCTCTCGACAGCAATCTTGAATGAGGGTCAGAACATTCATTTCGCTTTGGCTTCCTTCTTACTCACTAGCCCCTCAACCTTCTCAGCCATAGCCTCAAGCTGTGCCTGAAGTTGAGAGATCTTAAGCTCGCTCTCGCGCTTGAGGGCTTCTTTCTCTGCCGCTAACTTCTCGGCGTAAGCGCTGTCTTCCCGAACCTGAAGGTAAGCGTCGGCTTGTGCTACAAGCTCCCGCCCCCCAGGGCCAAGCTTCATGATGACCGCGTCGTTGTTCTTCATGCTAGCAAGCTCTTCGACGGTGCGAATATCAAGCCAGTGGCACGCAGCGATTCGGTCTTTCGTGATCTGTCTCCACTCCTCAAGTGGTGTACCATCGAGGGGCTTTTCGCCAAGCTCTAGGAAGCGTTTTAGTTCTACACCGTACTCGCGCACGATTCGGTTCATGGGGTCAGGAACCTTCATGCCGCGCGAGTTTGTGATGAACTTCACTTCGACATCTGCGGGCTGGTAATCTCTTGACCCAGGGAGGCGGCGCTCAGCGAAGAGGCGCTGTTCAAAGATAGGCCGACCCTCGTCGAGGCTCTTGCTCTTGAGCTCCACGGGCTTCCACTCAAAGCGAATGAGGGGCCGAGCGCCTTTCTCGCGCACCATGCCAAAGCCGTTTTGGTAGACGTTGTCGGGGATCTCAATACCGCTTAAGTCAAATTCCATTTCCATGTCTCTATCTCTCTAACAAAAAAGTGAGGGGCCTGTACTAGCGCCCCTCGTCAATTACCTATCCGTTGCCGTTAAGCGAAGGACGAGCGAGCTGCAACACTGCAAAGCCAGCCGACGGTGTCCCGTCTGCGGTCTTGAAGCGCGCGCCGTCGATCTTGTCGCCTGACACAACAGCATCGTCTACGCTGCCCGCTGGGGATGCTGCGTAAACCGAGGCGTTTGCTACGACGGTGTTGGCCTTAGCCACAGCCGATCCGCTTACCTGATACCATCCAAATTGGTTGGCAACGTTAGCGGACATAGCCACAGCCGCAGGGCCCCGAGAGCCTGCGACTGAAAGGGTTGTCGTTGCCAACTTCTGATCGAAGATAACAACGGATCCCACTACGGTGGACGCTACGCCCTTGAGGTATACAAACTCTCCCTCGCCGTAGGTCTCATCTACTGCGCGGATAGTTGTCCCAAGCGGGTGCTTTTGTACGGTCTCGGTGTCGTGAATCGACTGAAGACCCAAGGCTGCTTCTACTGAGATGTAAGTCATAAAAATCCCTCCTAGTCGTTTAAAAAGTTAGTCTTTAAGAACGCCCTGAAGGAACGCACAACGAAGCGTCAGGTTTCCTGCCCAGCCCATTAAGCGAACCGTTGCATCCTGATTTACAGACTGACGATCTCCACCAATTACCACCATGTTTCTATCCTTGTGAGGACGGAACGAGAGGTAGTCAGTGTTGATGAAGTACATGTGGTTAGCTGGCGCATCTCCACCGTATCCTCCGTCAAGACATACGTCGGCATCCATGAACTTCAGAGAGGTGAATCCTGCCTGAGCCATTTTGTCCGAAGCGATACGCTGAATCGCTTGAAGCGAGCCAAGGTAAAGCTTGTAGTAGTTATTGTCTGCCACGATCAGGTCTGGGCGGTCCGTTCCACGAACGAGCTGTACCCATACGTTGTTCATGTAGCTCTGGATGTTGGAGGTCGTAGCTGCTGCGCCACCGTCTGTGGTTGCGTCGTAGCTTACATTTCTCCACCAGTTGTACGTTGCGCGGTTGATACCACCAACAGTTCCGGATGTCGGAGTGTCAGCGATAAGAGCCTGCAAGCCGCCGATCTGCTTTCCACCAGCACCAGTTCCATCTGAGTAGCAACCTACCGAGATGTTGTTGATCATGGTTTGCTCAGCGTTTTGAATACGAGCCTCAAGAAGGTCGATCAAAGCCTCTGGGCCGGAATTCTGAAGGCGCTCAGTTCCCGAGATGGAAACCGCTACAACGCACTGCTTCATCGCAAACTCAGCCGCAGAGATGACCTCTGACGGTGAGATGTTGAGTTGCTCGTATCCGTTGTACCATCCAAAGGTTCCGTTCTCCGCAAAGGTCAACTCTTCCAATATGGAAGATCCGCCCGAAAACGGACGAACGCGGCCCTTCTCTTTAAGCTTAAAAAGAAGTGCTGTGTTGTTGGTTACGTTGTCCGCAAGCTTCTTGCTGCGGCTCTGAATTGTCGTCGCGATTATCTCGCTGATCGAGCTATTTGGTGTTGCCATTTAATCCCCCTAAAGGTTTATGTAAGTGTGTCAAACGCTTGTAAAAGCGCGTCTCGCACGCTGTTCCCGTTTGTGCTGCCGAGCGTAGATGCCCCAGGGGCGCCTCGGACCGAGGAGCCTGCAAGCTTAGCTTGCTGCACTCTTTGCGCCTGCACTTGTGGTGCTCGCTGCTGTTCAATGAGACGGCCTCTTACGTTGGGGTTTTTCCAACAGCTAGTTTCATAGGCTTGCTGTAGGATCTGCCGCGCGGGCAACTCAGGGTTTCGCAAGCGAATCAGACGAACTTCGTCCATCATCTGCTCGTGAACATCGCCCATAAACGGACGAATGAGTTTGCCGCTGCTGTCCATCTCATTGGCGAATGACTCTACTTCCGAGATCGCTGCTCGCTGGTGCTGGGCTATCTTCTCTTGCTCGATAGCTGCAAGCTTGCCGCGAATGGTCTCAAGCTCATTCGTCAGGTAGTGCATTTGAGGATACGCTTGCTGCTGCGCGGGCTGTGTGCTGTCCGCTCCATTTGCAAGCTGCGATAGGTCAAGCCCGTAGCTTTGAGCCATGAGGCGCAAAGCTCCAACAGGATCCTTGTCAAGGTACTGTTGAGCCAAAACGAGGCTCTCGAGTCCCTGATACGGGTCGATGTTGGCCTTTTTGAACGTGTCGCTGTACTGCGTGACGATGCGCTCAACAGGTGCGAACCTTTCCTTAACCGCCGATACTTCCTGCGCCTTCCGACCTACGAAGCTTTCCCGCTCTTGCTCTCGCTTGCTCAGGTATTCCTGCATCTCGCGTGGGAGCTTGCTGAATAGCTCTTTATTGTCGGCAGACCACGAATAAGGGGGGGCGATGGGCTTTGCGGCTTCGCTGGCCTCCATTTGTGGCGCTTGGTCTGATACTTGTTTTTGAGACGAGGAGGCGAATCGGCCTCGCTCATCTCGGGCACGGGACGATGACCCTTCTGCGGGCTCGTTCTCCTCATGCGCCTCTACCGCTGCCTCTAATGTGGCTCGAAGGCTATCCTCCTGCGGCTGCTCTGCCTCTACTTCCTCAAAATCGGTTTCGATAGGGTCTAAAGTCTCTTCTGTCTCGTAGTCAACCACGTCGGTGTCTCTCCATAGTGCGCACAATGTCGCCCTTTAAGTCGGGGACGCCCCATTGGCGCGTGTCTCTTTGCACCTCGTTGCCGACCTCTACGCAGCCAGCCGCTTTTGTGTACTGCCGGAACCGGCTCTTAGAATCGACGAAGGTGCCTGTAGCGGGGTGCCAGAGGCCCCCAGGCGGGAGCGAATCGGTGATAATAGTCGTGGAGGGCTCTAAAGGGCCTTTTGCCCCAAGCTCTACAAACTCACCGTCTCGCCATTGAAAAAATCGCCTTGCCACGATTATGAGCGTGGCTGCTTTTAGGCTTTGGAGAAGAGGGGCTTATCTTTTTTTCTTTTTGGTGTAAGTGTGGACGTCGAGCGCTCGCCACCCCTCATCGTCGAGGATGTCGAGGATCTCCATAACCTCGGCGCGTTCAGCGGCCATCTCCCGCTCTGCCTCCTCAAGCATGAAGGAGAGAAGCTCTCGAGCGTACTGGTACTGGGCTTGCCTTTCTGCTTCCTCGGAAGCAGCCTTTTGCTGCTCCTCAAGCTCGATTTGAGCCTGTCTGAGAAGCTCAATCTCAAGGTCAAGCGATAGCGCTGCCAGCCGTTCTTTAAGCTCCTCGGTGCGCCTGTCCTCTACCGCCTCAACGATAACCGCAGGAGTTACAGCAACGGGTAGAGGGGCTGACTTTTTAAGGGTCCGCTTCCTAGCCTGTTTCTTAGACTTCTTGTCGGTCGGGATGACATAGCCACCAGCTATGCCACCGCCGTCGAAACCTGAGCCAAGCTGAGGCTTGAAGAAGATGAGCATGCCCCTACTCCACGGTGGCTGCTACGGTGTGGAGCTGGTCGTACTGTCCAAGGATAACCGAAACCTGCTCTTGCCCCGCTAGGCCGAAGTAATGGCTGAGAGCGTTGCCAATAAGCACGCGAAAGAGGCTTGAGACTTGAGGCTTGCAGACGTTCTCGCAGAGAAATCCTGCGGCTGAGGTGCCCTGCGCCCCGCTCCACCCGTGGGTGCGAGCGATAATGTCCATGTAGGGCTCAAACCCTTCAGGCAGCGGCATCTCAAAGGTTGCTGTGATCTTCATGGGAGGAGCTCCTTTATTTCTGCGTTGATTCTCTGAAGCTGTGCGGAAAAGGCTTCAAGGTTGTAAGTAAGCTCCCCGCGCTGAGCGAAAAGCTGATAAAGCTTCTGCTTTCGCTCGTTTGCCGCCTTCTCCTCCTGCTGTATCTTGCTCGGGATTACTTCCCCAGTGGCAAGCCAGTGTTGGAGAGAGTCAGGGAAAAGCATCCCAAAGTGACGGTGCTTGAGCTCTCCCTTCTCAAAGATGAACAAGGCCGGCACGGTGTCCTTCACCACGTCCGACTTATCCTGCCGCATCCATGTGCGCTTAAACTCCGAAGGGCGCGGAGCTTTGTCCATCGGGTGAGATACCTCAAGCGCTCCCGCTTGGAAGCCTGACAGGTCGACCTTGGAAAAGCTGTCGTCGAGCTTGTCGCAGTATGGGCAGTTTTTAGCCCACACCTTCACAAGCACTTTGTCGTGCTGGATAAATTCTTTTACACTTTCTTCATTGAGTTGCAGCATTTTGTCTCCATTTACTTGCCGAACACATACCAGTTTTGACTTATAACATACACGCCAGTGCAACCTGAATAATAAGTCGCTGATTGGCAAGATGATTGGTCGCCATAACCTGAGCAGGACGCATCTCCTTCGCAAACATTGTCTGTACTATTCCAAGTGCAGTTAGAGTAGCTTTGCGAACAACCTGCTGTAGAGCCGCACGTTCCTTCGCTTAAACCTGAACACGAACCCATTCTATTAAACGGACTAATATGCACCCAGTCTTTATAGTTGCTCAGCGTGTAGCTGGTGGTGTGATTTATTTGCTGAGTCCCATAAGGAACAAGTATTACATCGTTGTTTGCGGAGCTTGCGTTGTATACCCAGTAGTCTCTATCTACACACGTCGTCAGGTCTGGGAGCGTTAGTGTAATAGCGGTTTGCCAAGTACAGCCGGATTCATTATTGCAATTTGTCTGGTCGTCAATACCGCCGCAACTTGCGGTTCCGCTACACGCAGCGCCATACGTTCCTGTGCAGTTCCCTGTGGCATAGGTTCCGGTACATGAATAAGAATCGTAAGTGCCTGAGCAGCTAATGTACCACGAGCCGCCTGTGCAAGCTCCTGTGCCACTATCGTAGCTACAGTAACTACCGCCGTTAGCGGCATTACAAGCAGTGCCATCGCCACCGCCATCGCTGTAATTTGCACAATCGTCAAAGTTTTGCGTACACCCTGATGTGTTGCCGCAAGTGCTTTCGTCGAGAGTAGAACAATCCTGCGGTGTGTTAGTCCAAGAGCAACCAGTGTAACTTTCGCAAGTGCTTTGGTCGCCAAAACCTGAGCATGATGCCGTTTCCCATGTACAGCCAGTTTGACCTTCGCATCCACTTTGGTCGCCGTTGTAAGTATTGCAATTATATCCAGCAAACCAAGAGCACCCGCCGTGAGCGTCACGAGCGAGGCAATCCGTTTCATTGGTGTAAGATGAACAGGCGGCACTTGGAACGCCACTGCATATTGCAGTGGAAGGGTCTGCAATCCATTCGGTTGCCGTGTTGTCGAGAGTTTGATTAGCTGTGACGTACTGAACTCTTAACGCCGTACCGCCGCTGCTGACTAACATACTTGTTGGATTGCCAAAACCACCAGCATTTACGCCTTGAGCAAACAAACCGTACCCGTAATGACCAAACGCCGCTGCGACGTTGTAACTTATCAACGTGTTGTTGCTCAGATTGTATACAGAGTCACCGTTGCCGCCATCAATCCACGTTTGAACTTCGCCGCTAGACGTAATGCCAAAATGTGCCTTGTTGACACCGCTAAACCTAAAATCCAGCCACGTTTTTGAGCCCGTATTTTGAAACAAGGCGTGGCGAGAGTTGTTCGGGAACGTATCGGATTTGGCAACCGCTGATATAGTTAGAACACCGCCAGAACCAGTGCCTTCGACCAACATACTGCCGGTCTGCATAGTCCCACCTTGGAGCACTTTTGCGGAGACATTATCAATCGTAAGTCGTGCTGCGTTACTCGGCGTAAAGACCAATCCAGCGTTGTTGTTAAGAACTGTCAGCCGATAAGTATATGTGCCAGCGGTCGTTAAAGTTGAAAAAGTATTTCCCGCAAAGGATGCTTGTACCGTTCCAGCGGTAAAGTTGCTAATTGTAAATGTAAGTTCAAACCGCTCGCCAAGATTTAGCGTTGGTGTCTGTTGTAATGCTCCTGTCCCGTTTGCGTTTTTAATTACTGTATTACTACTGTACACAAACGAACCAAGAGTCCAGCCGGATGCAGAGCCAGTAAATGTGCCGTTGGTAATACGCTCGGTAGTGGTGCTTGCAACCGAAAGCACGTTTGTCGAATCGTCAAAGTAGAAGTTTTGAGCGTCTTGAGTAATTTGCCCTGATGTCCCGCCAAACGTAACACCACCCGTCGTGAGAGTAGGAACTCCTGTAACAGTCCAGTCGAACGACCCTGTAAATGGATTGAAAACGTAAGGCATTAGCTTCTCACCACACTCGACAAATTACCGCCTGAGTATCCAAGGGTAAGTGTTGCGACCGTCACCCCGCCAAGCTTGTAAACCACGCCGGTGAGGTCTGAGCCGGTGTAGGTAAGGGCAATCTCGTCATGGGGCTGGTTGACAAGCCCCTGTACCACCTCCTGATACACCTCCCCGTTTCGCGTTGTAGTAGCGACGGGGATGTCAGGGTTTGAGCTTGCCGCGCTGTTGCTGACCTTTGTTGTGCTCATTTACGCCTCTTGTGCCTCTTCCTCTTCCTCGACTTCCTCAATCATGTAGACCCGCTGGCCCTGCTCGTCCACCTGCGGCATGACCTTTCGACGTTTGCGTCGCGCCTTGGCTGGCTCTGGCGCCTCCCCTATCTCGGGGAGCTCTACCACCTTGCGCTGCCGTTTAATCGCCACGTCGAGCTCTGCCTTCATCGCTTGGATGGAGAGGTCAGCGCGTGCCTGCGCATCTTGGATGCGGAGCTCTGCGTCAAGCCGTGCCTGCTCGAGCGTGATAGCGTTGCGGGTCTGCTCAAGCTCTTGGAGGCTCTTCATCTGAGTCTTCTCAAGCTCAAGCTGTGCCTTCTGCTGCGCAAGCACCATGTCTTGGTCTGCCTTGGCTTGGGTTAGGCGCATCTGCTCCTCGGCCTTGAACCGCTCAAGCTCCATCTTGGCTTGGATTTCCATCATCTTAGGATCTGGTGGCTGCGGCGCCTCTTGTTTCTGAGCGATCATCGCCTTAGTAGCCTCGACCGCCTGCTCTACTGCGCCCTCTAGGGCTCGGCCTGCCTTGTACGTGCGAGCAACAAAACTCAGCGCCTCGCCGATAACCGGCACAAACTGCGGCATCTGCTCCATAAGCGGCGCCACCGACTGCATGGCCCCGACAAGGCTTTGCATGAAGTCAGCGCGTGCCTGCTGGTCAAGCGCCTCGTTGATTGCAAGCGTGCTGTCGGTCTCAATCTCAATTCTAAAGCGCCTTGTTGGCTCGCCGCGCAAAAGGTCCAACGCTATTAGGTAGTTCTGCTGCTGCTCCTCTGGGCTTGCCCCAGGGACAAACTCAAGCCCCGTCATAGCAAAGAGCTGGTTAGGCTCAAACAGCTCAGCGATGACCTCCCCCATCAGCGCGATGAGGTCACGGCAAAAGCGCTGCACGTCGTTTTGAGAGTTGGTCAGACGGATAGAGGCGAACCGGCCTTTGATCTGCTGAGCGGCTGCGGTCTCATTCGGATCCGTCGCTCCGCGCATGATGTCGGCCCAGCCGGTGATCTCGTAAATATCTGATTTGGTCTGGTCCTTCTGCTGATAGAGCACCTCAAGGGCTGCCACCACTTGCTGTAAGGGCCACCATTCAATCGCTGACGCAAGCCCGCCTTGGGCTTTAAGCGCTGTGTAGTTACGCACGGGGACGAGCTTGTCGCCTCCTTGCACAATACGTGGGATCTCCTCCATCGCTGCGTCGTAGAGACCCGCAACGCGAAGGTCAGTGGTAAGGGCGCCTATCTTCGCTTCGATGTCATCGAGGAGGTTGTAGAGCTTCTTGCACTGCCGAGCATCGGGAACGGGGATTAGGCTGTCGTTGGTAAGGGTGCCATAGAGCGGCTTGGGGATGGGGAAGAAGCCCTCGAGCCCGAGCGGGTCGGGCAGCATGTCGAGGGGCTGATCCTTCATCTCATCCGACACCCAGATAACCGTGCGGGTTGGCTTGTCCCAGACCTCCCACACCTCGGCCTTCTTAAAGTCCCCCTGCTCGCCGTTTGAGAACGTCTTCTCGTCCTCCATGGTCTCAGGGACGTGAGTGAACTTAAGCTTTGCGGCCTTTTCCTTGCCGAAGCGCTGCGTAGCCTCCTCCCGCGACATGTACGAGCGAAACCGCACCTGAGTGACTTCGTCCCACGTTCGACCGCTTGAGTGCTTAAAGTCCTGAAGCTGGATGTAGCCCACCCGTACGCTCTCCGACTGCTTCACCTCCACGTCATCAACGACGGTGAACTTTGGCTCGTAGTACACCCGAGCGATGCCTCGGCCATAGAGGAGTCGGTCAAGCACGGCTGCGTTGATAGCACCGTCAAAGTCGAAGCTCTTGAGCTCATAGCGAAGCGCACGCTCAAGGATTTCGGCAGCTACTCGCGCAATCGGGTCGCGGTCCTTGTACCGTCGCTCCACTTGAGGGACGGGCGTGCGGGCGTAAAGGGATGGCGCTGCGGTCTGAAGGGATGCCCAAAAGAGGTTAAACCACGCCGTGGGGTCCTCGTCGTAATCCATCCCCGTGCCACGCTCGGAACGGTAGCGGCGAGTAATGCGCTTACACTCCGTGACCCACTTCTCGAACTCTTTGTCGTAGAGTTTCCCTAAACCGTGGAGCTTTCGCACAAGCTCGGCGCCACTGGCTACCACACTCTTTTCTTGCTCGGTTGTGTTTTCCAAAGTTCCTCTAAGCTTGCACGCTCGATGCCATGTAGTGGCTCACGTTGGCGCGGAGCAGCTCTAAAGTACGGGCGAGACATTAACCCGTACCTTAGAGCGTCTGCCGCATGATCCTCACCCGTTGTATCAAGATCCTCAGCTCTCACGGGATCATGCTGCAAAGCAGGCAAGGTTCTAATCAGGTGTTTACAGGTTGAAAAGATTTGGAGAAGCGGAGCCCCTTCATATTCCTCAAGCCGCAGCCGTACCTGCTGCCAGCCTGCGGGGCGGTTGTTGTCTGCCTTGGTGAAATACACCCCAAAGCGCCCAAGCTCCTCGGCAATGGTGGGGCCTCCCTCGTTCTTGAAGATGGAAGGGTCGGCGCGTCGGTACTCGAGCTTTTCGTCGGGTAGCTCATGCGAGCGAATCATCTCTGCAATCTGCTTGAGCGTTAGGCGCTGCCCCTCGTTGGGACCTACCGCACCGTAAAGCTCGCGATAGACCACAAGCGCGTTCTTAGGGATCCGTGGCATGGTGCCATCCGATACAGCAAACCACAGATTACAGAACGGGGACGCAAAGCCGTGGTCATAGGCGCAAAACCTCGGCCAATAGTCGGGGATCTCAAACGGCTGGATGACGTGCCACGGCTTGCCGTTGCGGGTGGTCTCAAAGGTGTCGAAATACGCGCCCGTGATAACTGACCAGTCGCCCTCTAACCATGCGCGGACGAGCTCCTTTGAGCCGATGCCGCGAAGGGTGTTGATGTAGTTGGGGTCGTTTAGAAGAAGGATGCGGTTGTCACTCACCTTTGAAGGGATAAAGAGGCGCCACCACTTGGTCTCTGGGTCTTGAAGAGGAGTAAAACCGGCTGGCGCTGGGTCAATAAAGCGGTCCTTCACCCACTGGTGCCCCGCACCCCCAGGGTTGCCGGAGGCGCGAACACGCTTGGTCGGTAGCTCTGCATCTGCCCACCGCCTACACGCCTTGAGCATGTTGTACGCCGTAGGGTTTGCCCAGTTGGTGAGCTCGTCGAACCCTATCCAAGGGTACTGGTGTCCCTGATAACGCCCCGCGTCGAGGTCTCGCTCGAGATGACGAAAGCGTAATATCGCACCGTTTGGAAACTGCCACTGGTGCTTTGCCTCCTTCCACTCTGCTCCCGACTGAGACCATAGAGAGTGAGAGCGCTGCACTAGCCCTGAGAGCTCTGGGTACGATTTACGAAACAGGATGCCCTGCCAGTGCTTGCCGTAGCGGTTGATGTCCTGCGCGTAGTCATTAAGGAGAAAGTCACTCTTTCCACCTCCTCGAGCACCACCGAAAAAGAGCTCATCGCACCATGTTGCAGTTATGGCTTCCGCTTGCGGTCCCTCCTGTGGTGCCCATGTGTTTATCATACAAAGGTATAAACGTGAGGGACCGAACCAGCCGCGCACCATGGGCAGCCGACGAGCTCCCCATCGGTCGCTTCCTCAAGCGGTACGGTGCCGCATTTCCGACACGTTCCGCGATAAGTCCAGCTCGAGGGCACGTACCCAAGCGCCACCATCTTGTTTTCAGCTACCATACGGGCAAGGTGCTTGCGGGTTGCGGGCGTTGCCTCCTGCCAGAGGGGATCGTCGCTCTCGCTCAAGAGCTGGTAGGCGTCGACCAAAGCGGCCTTGAAGAGAACCTGCGCGTCGTCAAAGTCACGAGGATTTGTCATCTGTCTGCCTTCGCTTGAGCCACTCGGCCATCGATTCCTGTTTCGGAGCGTCGACAAATTGCACCTGCATCGGCTGAAGGTTTACCTGCTCAACCTCCTGCTTATCGCGCCACTGCTTAGGCCTGCGGTTCTTGAGCCAGAAGATGCACGACACAGGGTCGGGCGGCATTTCCTCGACGCACGGCACCACAACGCCCCCAGGGCCAAGCCGCTCCACCGTGCGGGTGTAGCCCGTGGCACGCTTAAATAAACTGACCTCGACTTTGTCGTCTGCTTCCGCTTTAGAATCTTTTAAGGTGTTGAAAAACTCAGGCTTGCGCAACTTCCAGTTGCTTACCGTGTCCCGAGTTACCTTAAAAAATTCAGCTAGTTGCTCGTCGGTTGCTCCGAAAAGCCTGCAAAGTGTTCCTGCCTGCTCAATAACCTCTAGGTTGTCGAGCTTGCTGGGGCGTCCTTCGCGCCTTTTCTTCTTTTCCACGTTCTATAACCTAATTTTCTTGGTTGCTTTCACTCGCCCTATAATCGACAAAACTGCGCCCAGTATGCCCACCGTTGCGGTAAGGGCTGTGCCTGCCCGAGGCGGTAAAGCCTCCGCAGGGACCATCTGAAGGGCCTCATGAAGGGTTTCTAAGCACGCTCCCAAACTGAGAACGGAGCCCCAGATGGTAAGGCTTTGAAGGGGATTTTTTTCGTTAAATGGTGCCATGTTAGTGTCTCTCACAATGATACACGTCATCGCGATCATGGCTAAACGTGGTAGTTGGAGAAGACTGTTTGAAAACTAATTGTGGCGCCTTTAGTTAAGACACACACCGAGTCAGCCGACTCATAATGTGGAGCGTGGAGTGGATGACCCTTGTAAGGGAAGTTACTGAGAGACATGTCCTCTGGTTAAAGGTGGCAGCTTGGCTGGCTCAGCTTGCCCCTACCACGCAGCGCACTTATCTCTCTATCATCAAGGAATACAGCGCGTTTCTTGGCGCAAAAGCGGGCACTAAAATCGCCGCTGAGCTGATGGCTGGCGCTTTGCCTGTCCATGCCCTTGCCTATGTGCAACAGCTAAAACGTCAAAAGGGACAAGCGCCACGAATCAATCGGCTGGCGCGAAGAGAGGGCAAGCCTGCCCCTGTGGTAGCAAGTTCAAGCCATAGCCCCGCAACCATAGCGAAGAAGATCATGTGCCTGCGGAAGCTCTACGAGGTTCTCGTAGCCCATGGGTGCTACACAAACGCAAACCCCTTCTCCCCTCACCTTGTGCCAGTTCCGAACGCTCGAGGAGGACGAAAACGCGATACTGAAGCGCTGAATTTTGACGATGTGCCATTGGTCATAGACGCCATTGAGGATGGGCCAAGAGCAACGCGAGACCGTGCCATCATCTGCGCTTTGTTTGGAGGCGGGCTGCGTCGTTGTGAGGTTGTGAAGCTACTGATCGGGGACGTGGCACTGACCTCAGCAGGCACGACGTTTCTGCTGCTACGAAGCACCAAGGATGGGCAAGACCACCAGCAAGCCCTCCCCGAGTGGGCGGCTGAAGCGGTGTGGTCACTTGTGGAAGAGCGTATCGAAGCGGGCGCGGCTCAGGATGACCCGCTTTTTGTCACGTGGACCGGCAAGGGGGGCACGGTGCCAACGGAAAGACCCATGTCCGATGCCTCGGTGTATCTCATCTTTAAGCGTGCCTGTGAGGCTGCTGGCCTAAGCGGTGCGTATACCCCCCACTCTGCTCGAGCAACGGCCATCACTAAGCTCCTTGCCGACGGCACCCCTCACCGTGAGGTGCAAGAGTTCTCCCGCCATAAGTCGGTGCAGATGGTTGAGTGGTACGATAAACGCCGATTTGGCGTCGATAGAAGCCCTGCCAAAGGCCTGTCATTCACTCCTAAGAAGAAAAAAGCAGCCTAAGCCTAGCTTGCCTGTAAGCTTTACTGGCTTTCTTCGCTCCAATAGTTATATAACTATTAAATACCTATAGAACGTAGGTTTACTGGAGCAACTAACCATGAAAGACAAAAGCGAGCGCGTGCTTCTACGCACGGAACAAGTGAATGATGAAGTGTACCGAGTGACCAAGAACGGGGATGCAGCCACCATCTGGCGGTGCCGGTCAAACGGGATGTGGAGAGAGGTCAAAAAGATGCCGCTCTTGGAGTTTGAAGCTTGGGCGATCAAGGTGAAGCTGCTCACCGCAGCAGACGGTGGTCATGCCTTGCTTTCCTCCCTTGCCGATAAGGTCAAGGAAAAGGTAAACAACAGTTAAAGCATGAAACGGTGAGATGACTCCCCAAAGCATGTTTGGGGAGCCTATGCCGAGACCAAAAGCCAAGCCGAGCGAAAAGCGAAAGCGCATCATGCTTGCCATGCGTCCTGATATCCATGACAAGCTGCGCAAGATCGCAGAACGTAGAAACCTCAGCATGAGCCGCACCATCGAGATGCTTATTCTCGAAGCCTCATAATGATACAGCACCGACACGGCACAGAGATATTTGACTTCCCCACCCTCGCCACCAGCAAGCGAGGACGTCAAAAGATCATGCTCAAAATCAGCAACGACATGGAGCGGGTCTGGGTCTCAGACAAAGGTGACGTTATTCATGAGCTCTTCGTCAAACGGAAGTGGGTCGTCGAGCGTGAGTACCACGTCTCCGACGCTGCGGTGCCTGATATCTTCAAATCTCAAGGCTGCCAATTCTGCCAAGGAGAGGCCCCAACAGTTCAGCGCGACTGGCGGTTTTGTCCGCACTGCGGCGCAGCCATCCAGCGTCGAGGCCAAGGACGTCGCATACCCAAAGGTAGCTAAACGGTTCGATGGTGTCGCTCCATGCCCACTCGACGGCGTCAAAACGGGCGTCGAGTGGATAGGCTTCCCTATTCGTCCTCGAGCAAGCTCCCGTGTAATCCAAGATCCAGCGCTTCAGCATAGCCCAGAGAAGGCGCCGCTCAGGCTGCAAGCTTGCCTGCTCTGACATAATGCCATGAAGGGTCTGATCATCGAGGTAGCTGCGCTGCTTTCTCATGCGGCTTTTCTC